CAGAAACAAGAGCGTTGACATCTTCTTTAACATCAATATCTTTAACTCTTTTTTCAATAGCTTCTTTCTTACTAGCTTCTTCTTTTTTCTTTTCTTCTTCGTCTTCTTTGTCGTGCATACCTTCGTGATACCCAGCCTTCATGTCTAATTTAGCCATGATGTGTTTGTATTCTTTAGCCATGTCATCTTTTTTCATTTCTTTCATTTTATCGTACATAGCTTGAAGCATACCAGCTTTAGTTTTTGGCATCTCGTGCATACCTTCTTTTTTACCGTCATGTTCAGCTTCTGAAATATCTTCACCATCGTGGTCTACTTCATCACCTGCAGCAAGAGGCTCTTTGATTTTAGAGGAACCCATAGATTGTGGTGCAGTTTCAGCAGCCCCAGCACCTTTAGTTGGAGCAGAACCGTCTTTCTTAACTTTCTTAGCGTTAGTTATCTTGCCTTCTGGATTATCAGTAGTTTCCCCACCAATATCTTCAATAGCACCATCGACTTTTTTCATAGGTTCGCCCTTAACAGCATTTGCAGTCGGAGCTGCTTGACCATTGGCTTCACTCACCTCTGTTTCAAGTTCTTCGACTTTGTTTTCTATTTCGGACATTAATATTCTCCCTATTTAAAATATATATTTTAATTGTTATAATATTTATAAATTACAAATTTTTCAAGAATTTATTGAACACAGCTGCTTTTTTCTCAGCAAGCTCATGTCTTTTTGCTTTCTCTATTTCTTTTCGTAATTCATTCACTTCTACCTCTTTAATGATACCATTATCCCAAACCCACTCTTTACCTTCCATGACACCTTGAACAAAGGCATCTGGTGCAGATGGGTCGGCCACAATATCCGCGGCAGTTGCCAGATAAAAATCACTTTTTACATAATTTGCACCTGACCTGTTTTCTAAAGACCCCATGCCTCTAGAAGAAACTCCTAATTTAGCACCTTCATCTATCAAAGACTTAACAATATTACCGTATGGAGTATTTGTTATCTTTGCTTCACCCATAAAATTTTTACCATCTGGATATAACTTGGTAATCATATGTGACACTCTTTCCAAGTTTACAGTTGGTCCATCTGGGTGTCCTAGTTCACCGAAGGCTCTCTTTTCGTTAATAAATTTCTTAGTATATCTAGAAACTTCTTTGTTCAAAGTTTCCATAGGATATACTCTACCATTCCTGTTTTTTAGATCGGCTTGCATGAATACACCCTTAATAAAATAATTTTTTTTATTATTGGTTTCTTCGGTTACAAACTCTATATCTGTTATCTCTTCCCTAATAAGTTTCATATTTGTTCTCTCGTAATATTTATATTATCTTAACTCCAATATGATAGTATAACTATCACCGTTTACAAAATTTTTCGTAGAAAATAGTATATCACCAGTAGGTGTGGTCGCATTATTTGCAATTTGGATGGCAGGGGTCTGTAAATCGATTGTCCCACTGCCACCTAAAACCATTGCGGTTGCATTTGTTGCACCGTCATATACTAATTCTACTGCTCCGTTTCCACCCACCGTGTTAATACTGTAGATTACTCTAGCAATCTTTGTAGATGAGGAGGCGTGATTAAGTTCACTTGCATCTACTTTTTTTACTAGACTCTCTCCTGTACCGTCACTAAGGTTAGTGAATTTCATCACGGTCTTAGAACCAGAGACATCAGTAATAGTTTGACTTGTAACTGTATCAGCCATTACGGATTAGTTGCTTCGTTAGTATTTGTGAATCCAGATATTTTATGAAACTCAGTAACTAATGTAAATGTTCCTGTTGCATTTACAACATTGACATCACCACTAATACCTGACCCAGCATTATTAGTTAATGCAGGTTGTCCCGGCATATATCCGTATGATCCATTACCTGATAAAATAGTGCATTGAACATTTGTTGTAGCATCCCATTTAAGTTCTACTCCACCTGATGCACTTTCTATACTATAAAATATTTTTGCAATAGATAGTCTTGGATTACTATCAGCACCAGATAAAGCTGATGCGTCAACAATCTTTACATTATCTCCATTTGTATTTGCTGCGTTGTCACATACTGTTTTAATAATAGTTTTAAAACTTGTGTCAACCAGCGTTTGATTTGTAACTGCCATTTTTGCCTCCTATATGACTTTTGTTATAAACCTTTCGATTTCATTAGGTTTAACTCTATGTTTTCTACCTAACTCTTTCGTAGTCTTATCTAAATTTTTTAAAACAGCAAAAGGTGACTTGCTTAACTTAACCATAATATCATCTACTGCTTTCTTTAGAGCAGGTGATAATTTACGATAATCTGGTGAGCGTTTATGCTCGTCTTTTTCAGTTATCGATTTCAGTAGTTTCGTCAGCGTTTGTGTCATCTTTTGGTGCTTCTACTTTTTTACTCATGATAGTACCAGCTAAGTCTTTTCTCTTATCATCTAAAGCTTGTCCAACTTTAGCACTTAAAGCAGATTTAAATTTTTCCTCTGCTCCAATTTGATCGTCACCAACTATAGCATCTATCATATCTTTAACCACTTCGTTCATTAAAATCCTCCGTTATCTGCGTCAGCTGCAGGGTCTTTAATAATACCTTGCTTAATCTCATCAGCAATTTTCTTTCTTTGGTCTGTTATATCTTTATCAGACATTCTTAATACTCTTCTCATAACAAAGTCCATAGAATAAACTTTTCCAACCATTTGATTGTTAAATAAATCTTGGGCCATCTGTAATCTATCCTTTAACATTTCTGACTCTTTAATTTCAGAATAATAACCGTCTTGAATAAAATCATATTTGACTAGTTCAGACATATCATTATCCCAATCTTCAGGAGTAACTATGTTCTTTAATATGAGTTGCGTTCTAAGCAAATCATGAAATAAAACAACAAATTTTTTTCTAAGCCTACCAATATATTTTGTAAACTTTAATTCGTCCCTTGTTATCTCGGTTGATCTACCTAAACTAAATCCAGACTCTGCTTCAAGTCTAGAGATAGGCACATTGAGAGAACGATATAATTTTTGTTGAAAGTATTTTATATCATCTATCTCACCTAAATTCTGTCCACCTGCTAGTGTAGTGATTTCAGTTCCTCGACCACCTTCTCTTCTTGGTAGCCAAAAATCTTCGAGCATAGACATATATTGTCTATCATCTCTAATCTCACCAGTGCTTGCATCGTAAACTAATTTGTTTCTATATCTATTCATTACATCTTTAAGATATTGTTCTGCTTTAATTTTTGGCAGGTTACCTACATCGATGTAAAAAATTCTTCTTTCAGGTGCTCTTGATATTCTGTAAATAACAACACTATCCTCAATCATTCTTAACTGATTTACAGGTTTGATTGCTTTATGCAGATAAGATAGAACAAGATTTTTTTGTTGATCTATAATACCTGATGGACAGAATGCTATTGCATCTGGTGATATTTTCATTCCACCTTCTGATGCTGAACCACCTACACCTTTTTCATTGTATATAAAGTAATCTTTATATTCTACCTCTTCTGGCTTACCACCAACTGGAGGCATGTAATTTCCGTTTGGTTTTTTAGTAATTAGTTCACGCATTTTTTTAATTTTGCGTGGATCTATATACCTAACCTCAACAATTCCATCTCTTATGTTTTTTGTGTTAATAATTTTATGATAGTATATTCTTCCATCAACATACCATCTTCTAAAAATATCGTGACCTTTTTCGTTAAACTGTAAAAGCCTTAACACATTGTCAAACTCTTTGTGTATCTTTTCTTTGATACTATCGTTTGTGTTAAGTTGGTCAAGATTTAAACGAACCGTAGGATCGTTATCGTCACTAACTATTGCTTCATTGACAACATCTTCCACAGCCATATCACA